CTTGGCTGGACGCGAGGAGAAGAAGTTCCCACTTTCTTTTCTGACTGAAGGGGTCGGTAACACACGCTCGATTAATCGTTTTGAGTATGAGTACCGTGTTAAGACCCACGAGGTAAATGTTCGCCCAGTTGTTAGTGTAAATCAAATAGCAGCTGGTAGCGATACCGCTATTGGTTCTAATGGTTCAACCTTCAAGGTGACCTTCCCTGACAAGTGGTTCATCTTCCCATATACTCTCGTTTCTCAATCTGGGGAGCTTGCTCGTATTATGAAAGATCCTGAACCCGCATCTGGAGGTTATGAATACACACTTCAACTCGTTAAGCCCGGCGCTGCTGGACTTAGTGCTGCTGCTGGAGGTGATCTTGCTGCTGGTGCTTTCTGGGGCATGTTGTATGCTAACGTTGGAATCGACTTCTCAAGAGGTAACGCTTCCAACTGGGCTGCTCCAGGTCTCGTCCGCTCTAAGATTGGAACGATTCGTAAGTCTTACCAGTTCTCTGGTAACGCTAAAGATTACGTTGCTGAGTTTAACCTCCCTACTAAGGAAGGCAGCTCTACCAAGCTTTGGATGGACTACGAGGAGTACCGCCACATGCTCAAGTTTAAGGAGGAATGCGAGATGTACTACTGGTACGGACAGCGTACTCATGATGACGCAGGTCGTACGCAGATGACTGACGAGAACGGTCAACCTGTTGTTTCCGGTCCTGGTTTGCTCGAGCAGATTATCAACAAGGATACTTACTCTACTCTGACTCAGAAGAAGATTGAGGATACCATTGGTGACTTGTTCTACGGTATGACTGACGCTACAGATAAGCAGGTTACCCTGTATACTGGTGTTGGAGGTGCACGTGAGTTCGATAAGGCTCTTCGCAACTACTACGCTACTGGTGTTTCCGGCGGTACTGTTGGTTCTGGAACTTCTAACGCTTACCTCAGAACTACTGAGTCTAAGTTCATTACTGGAAGTGGTCGTAGCCTTGGTATTACTGGTTACTTCACTAGCTATGACCACATTGATGGTCACTCAGTAAATGTAGTGAAGTCCCCATTGTTTGACCATGGTCCTGTTGCTCAGGCATCTAAGAAGCACCCCGAAAGTGGTCTTCCGCTTGAGAGCTACAGAATGGTGTTTGTTGACCAGTCCAACTATGACGGAGAAAACAATCTCCAGATGATTAACAAGAAGGGTCGTGAGATGCTTCGTTGGGCTGTTGCAGGTTCCGTCATTCCGAAAGGATTCAAAGAGTCGGATACTCGCGCAAGTGATATAGACGGTGCTAGCGTGCACATGTTGAAGACGGCTGGTATCCTGCTCCGCAGATTCGATACTTCGCTGGACTTCCAGTGTACTGCATCGTAATTTGGTGTTTGGTTTGCATGAAGGGGGGACTGCGAAGGTGGTCCCCCTGAATTGCCACAGTATAAAAGTTATTCTTAAACTAAAAAGAACATGAAAAAAGTATACATCAGACGGAAGGAGCTTAACGGCTACCTCCCAAAAGAGATCCTCGCAGGAGCCAGGATTTCAATAGGTTCAATTTATGTGGGCAGACAACCTCTCAAAGGGTTTGAAGACGAAGAGTCCAAGAAATTCCTTACACGGATTTTGGATGTTCCACCTGACCACCCAAATTGGGCAGCAGCCGAGAAAGAGTTCTGGGCTAATATGAAACTCAAAGTTCCATTTGAAGGAGTAGAGTTAAATATAACCTTGGATGAAAATGGGGATCCAGAAAATCCTCAGGATTACGCAACATTTAGATGGTGCCAACGTCATAGACAGGTAGGAAGCAGTAAAAATGAAATGGAAACTGTAGCTGGTAAGAAGTTCTACATCTATGATCCTGAGGAAGACTTGATTAAGTCTAATAACAAAATCAAGTTGAAGAAGGATGCTGATAAGGAGTTCATCAAAATCTCTTCCAACTTAGATAAGATGAAAAGGATTCTGCGTGTAATGACCAAGCAGAATACTGACAAGCTCAGTCCTATGGAAATTGAGAATAGTTTGTACGGTGAAAAAGACAAGAACCCTGGAGTGTTTTTGAAAGTATCACTTGACAAGAACTTGGATGTAAGAGCAGAGATAGAAGAGCTTGTTGAGAAAGGTATTCTCAGAAAGATCGGAAATCAGATCATCCACGAAGACGAAACAATTGGATCAGACATGTCCGATGCAATCGTATATTTTAATAACAAAAAGAACTCAGGCGCTCTAAACGCTATGAGGGCAAAGCTTAAAACTATAGCATGACAGTAGAGGAGATGCACATAGCAGTAAACTTGGGGGTGCAAAAGATTGCATCTTTCCAAGCAGATAACTTGCTCGCAGAAGAAATTGACTACGAGCTCAACACTGCTGTGCGCAGACTTATCTCCCAACGCTACAACATGCTAGGCAACAAGTATAGGCGGGGGTTTGAACAGTCTCAGAAGAGACTCGATGACCTCCGCCATCTTGTTGAAGACTATACTACTCAGAACCAGAGCTATATGGGGATAGGGTATACGTCACGCACGAACGGGAATATTGATATCTACAGATACAAGTTCCCCAATGACTACATGTTCCTTGTGAATGTGCTGTCAGAAGTTACCTACGATTGTAGGAAAGATCCTGTGCAAGTAACTCCAGGCTACGTATACAAGGATTACTTGAAGATATCATTGACTAGTCCGCAGCCTGGGTTCTTGATACAAAGCATTGCAATACCTAATACTCAAGGTGTTCCTGAAACAATCATATATGGACAAGAAGGTCTTAGTTATGATTACTTGATAGGGCCCTATTACGGTAACAACGTAAATCCTAGCTTGTCTAACAATGACAGTTTTACGGATAGATACTTTGATACAGTAGCTACAGATTCCCCACCAGCAGATGGAAACGAGCTATACCTAGAGAGACAGTATCAAATAGAAGGAAATGGGTTTATACCTATCGATGGTCAAGCTATGCAAGATGCTACAGCTGAAGAGATAGACAGTGACTATTACAATGGTGCTTATGCTGTTATTACTTGGGTTAATCCTAGTACGTTAGAAACACTTGAGCAGATAAGTAACATAGCCCCGTCTACTACGTACATCGAGACTAGAGCTGCTAATTATGGTTTCCCAGCCCCTCCTCAAATAAGAATAGCAAGAACTAATTGCAAGTTTTCTCAGCAAGACGATATTTATGCAATTCTTGATGACCCTTTTAATAGTACTTCTCCGACAGGAATATTGTACACAGTTCAAGAAACTTTCTTAGATTTGTATACTAATAATACTTTTATACCTAACTCGGTACAAATTAAATACATTCGTAAACCCGCATCTATATCTAGACGATTTGGAGTGGGATGCGAACTGCCTGAACATACACATCACGAGGTTGTGGAGATGGCAGTGAAAAGTATCTTGGAAGGCTTCGAGTCTCCGAGATATCAAACACAGTCTAGGGAGGTCCTAGAAAGTGAATAATTAATGTCTTTAAAAAATAATCATGAGACAAGTTTTTATAAAAACAGAAGCTGTAGTGCAAGCAGCTGCCGGTACCCCAGGAGATGATAGGTTTACAGATCTTGGTTCAGGTGAGCTCGGGTTCTGGAATCTTGATGCTGCTACAGGTGGTGCATGGTTCGCTACTGCACTTCATGCAGCAGGTTCAATCGCCCCGCAAACTTTCCAAGTTGCACAAGGTTTTGCTACTAACAATCCTCTTGCTAGTCCTCTCATCAACGCTAATCAAGTTATGAGAATTACGGCAGCTGGATATCAGCCTAGCGCTCTACATGCTCTCACTATTCTGTCTGTTGCAGACGATGATAATAGCAACCTGAGCATACGGTTTGTGATTCGTACAACTCCTACGGATTACATCAGCTATGTCAACAACGAGGTGACTATAGCTGATTTGTCTGGGGGTGGATACCAGTTCCCGCTGGGCCAGTTCAATACCACTAACCACAAGTTGTTCAACTTGGCAGTTTCTCCAGGTGCTAGCCCCACGGCTGTGAGCGCTAACATTGCTACTGCTATCCAGAACAACAACACTGCTAACT